CTGATCCACTAAGGACTATGTTACCTGAGATCGCAAGGTTACCGGTTACACTGGCACCTGTAGTACTGGCAGCCACACGAGTGGCACCATTAGAATCTAACAGGGAAGTTGGGTCTTGGTTTAACTGGGTGTGGGTCGCAGTGACAGCTCCGGTGAGATTAGGGAACGTAGCTTTAATGGTAGTCTTGATTAAACGAAGGTGATCGTCTGCCTGTGCGAGGGCATCAGTGGACGTTGGGTTAGTAGTCACTAAACCATTAATATAGGTTGCACTTTCTAAGGCCATGGGATTTCCTTCTCTGCTTCTAAAGGTCGGACAACAATAACAACAACAAGAAGGCTTTAACGACTTTTTGAAATTGATTGTATTATTAAGGGTATGGGGGTCTAAAATCTGAGGTATGGTACCAAAATTGAACGACAATACATGCTAAGTACTTGATAACTATAGATAACTTATGTCAAAGGACTATATATCTCTTGATGCTATAGTACCTATGTATCTTAAGACATTAGACATTATGTGAAACTTATCCGTAAGGGGTATATTTAAGGTCGTTGAAAATAGGGAACTTACTCACTCAATCCCTATAGTTCTATCTCTAGTTAACCCATGTATCACCATTGATACACACATACATCACTCATTTACTCCTAGTCTCTCCTAAGGGTGGACAGTATTCATCTTATAGTTAACTAAGGGGTCAATTAGTGTCTAGTGACAGGACATTAGTGACCCCTTGATAACCTATTACAATAGTATACATTAGTACTTGTGAACTGTTAGAGATAGCCTGTGTTAGCCTTGATGCTACAACTATAGTTGGCATTCTGACAGTTCACACCTTTACTCATGTATCCAATAGCCTAGCCTCATGTGCCATACGTCTCTTAGGTATGACACATTGCATGTAGGCTATCTGTTCCTGTTCACTCATGGATGACCACTGCTTTATCTCATGCATAGTCCTGTGACATCCACTGCATATACCTATGTCAGTGTCTATCTTACATACATGAAGACAAGGTGTAGCCATTAGACTATCTCACAGGATGTACCGACACAGGCTAGTTCCTGAGATCCGATAGTGTTATCCTGTTCCTCATAGTCTTTAAGCTTAGACCAGTCCACTGATGTAGGCATAGCCTGAGCCATGAGATCGTACTCAGACTGATCGCAGTCTTGGTAAGGAGCCTGAGCATAGCTGTGATCATCGAATGGTAAGAACGACACACCACTCATCCAGTCGAAGTTCTTATAGACCCAAGCACCAACCTCCAACCACTCACTCTCTTTAACTGAGATAGTTACTGAAGGCTTATGTTCACACCAGTACTTCTGATATGTGAGCCACAGCTCAAGTTGTTCTATGGCTGTCTTATCTGTCCTGAAGACTGCATCCTTAGGTGCCTCCATTGGAAAGCTAAAGATTGTAGTGTTGTCAGGGTTCATCACATCGTCTTCAGCAGGGAATCCGAGGTCAACCATAAGCTTAGTCATTGGGTCTTTCTTGTCACCTCGTACTGTTCTGATGTAGTAGGGGTTGTGTCGTGCATGAATGCCTGAGGCTGCATCGACTAACTGACTGACAGTGCCTGATGGTTTAACACATGTGATAGCAACAGACTGAGGTATACCTAGTTCTTTAGCATACTCTTCATTAGTCTTAACTGCCTCATCCTTCAGCTCCTGAAGTAAGACATTGAGATTGATGTCTGATCCGTTAGTCAATGGGTTATCCATGATACCGGTTAACGACACACCGAGTAGTCGTTCCTCTGCACAGTTCTTCTTCCACTCACTGGAGACATACCTGAAGTTAGTCAGGGTTGACTGTATTGTACCTATGATGGTTGCCAGTCTTACCTTCTCAAGGAGTGTCTCTTTAGTATCTGTTGGACGTACAACTACCTCAGATAAGTTACAGAACTCACGGTCTCTTAATATGATCTCTGAGCATGGGTTAGTACCAAACTCATAGCCTTCGACATTCCTACGACCTGAGGCATCAGCCATGTTATTAGCTGACTGTCTGTTGAAGATACCACGTTCTCCTGACTTAGATTCATATAGAGACTTCCACTCATCCATAAATATTCCTATGTCAGGTGTTTCAGTGTAGACTGCTGAGTTATTTGCTAAGGCTCTTTGCTTATTAGCATTCCACCATTCACCTGACTTGGCATGTCTCATCCTGTCATCTGATAGGTTAGATAGGCTAATTAAAGCTGACCTTCTGACACCTCCAACAACCACTACCTCGGCTATCTTACACACAATGTCATGACACTCGACTGAGTTAAGCTTACGACCTGCAGCATTCTTGATAACCTGTACGGTAAAGTTAAACAGGTTCTCAAGTGGAATAGCTCCTGAGGCTCGACCACCAAATGTCTTCAATGGTGAACCGGCAGGTCTAACAAGACTAGTGTTCCACTCAGGTATCTGACCTATGTATAACAATCCGATTAGCTCCTTGTAGGCCTTTGCCCATCCAAGTTTACTATCCTTAACTGTTATGACGGTGTCGCTGTTGTAGAAGGCCTCAGCAACTTTAGGTAGCTTATTTACATTCTGTCTTTCAACACTGAATCCGACACCAGTACCATTCATTAATACATATAGTATTTCATCGAATGCACCCAGTCTGTTTACTGATACATAGCTGCAGTTATAACCTGCTATGTTTTCTTTCTTCAGTGCCTCACCGGCTGTCATGAGACACCTCATTGAAGGCATAACCCTCAGTTCTAATACGGCCTCACGGAGCTTATGTGCAATTACAGGAGGAAGGGGATAATTACACTGCTCCATGAGGTGTTCTTCAAAGAAGTTAAAGTATCGATCTACAGTCTCACCCCAGTTCTCACGTCTTCCTTCTTCAGGTAGCCACCGTGAGTATCGTGATAGATGTATAAACTGCTGATATAATGATGGTAAATAGTTATCTAATTGCATTTGGTTCTTTTCCTTCTAATTGATTAATCCTCATTTCGCAGTATCTGACTGCCTTCTGAAGATCTGTTATTTCTGATTGAATTTCGTCTTGATTGTCGTAGGTCTTTAGACCTGCTCTCATGACGTATTTGATGATGTTACCCTTCCAAAAGGACAGGCCGTTCTTCATGATGAAGGACACTGGCTCTATCTTGAACACTTCGTAATGAGGTGGTTTGGTAATGATCTTTTCCTGTTTAGCCATAGCTTTCATGAACTCCATATGTCTCATAGCCGTCTCTTGCCATCACGTTGCTGTTTGCGATGAAGTCTCCGGCAATATTTGTTGTAAAAGTAGGTTGATATTCTGTTGAAGAACTTGAATACAATGAGGTAGATATTGAGAATTAAGGTGTCCATAGTTTGACCTCCTCTTTCTCATGATCCCAGTCTTGTCTCCTTAAGATCCTAGCTAGTCTAGCCTGAGTTAAAGCCTCTTCTTTAGTGTAACCTGCCTTAACATATGCATCCTCAACAGCACCCCAATGAGGCCTAGATCCTAAGATGGCCTGAGCCTTCTTTTCACCAACACCTGACAGTCCTTTATATCCGTCAGTTGAATCACCTGTAAGAGCCTGAGTTAAGAAGTTCTTGTCGGCCTCTTGTTGACTGACGTTTAGAAACTCATTCGACATAGGACGATATATCTTCGTGGGTATTGTCTTCATGTCCTTGTCGTCACTAATAATAATAGTTGTCGAAGTAGACTTGATACCCATGACATCGTCAGCCTCTAGCTTAGGCATGGTGACTGTTTTGTAAGTCTTTTTGCACCAGTCCATCATGTAGGCATAGCCAACCGGCTTACGGATCTTTTTACGAGCTGCTTTATAATCAGGGTGTAATGACTTTCTAAAGTTCTCCTTGTCAGAAAAACATAAGATAAACCAGTCTACACCACAGTCCTCAGCATATCGTTTCATAAGCTTATCAAAGCTCTTTTTAGCAGATCCTATGTCTGAGGTTAACGACCATACATCGTCACCCCAGTCAGTCTCATCCTCAGTAGCTGCCAAGGTTCTATACAGATATAAATCTGCATCAATCAGTGCCATCATAATATTCATTCTCCTCTAAGTAATCCAAGCCTTCATCCGTGGCTAACCAGTGTCTGCCCCAACTAATGCTGTCTATTTTCATTGTGATTAATCCTTCACTGGCACATATTCCGACCAGTTCAGGGTAAGTCCTTGCTATCTTGCCTC